TTTAGAATTTCTTCTTCATGATATTTGTATTGGTGATTTCTTTGTGGTTCGTAATCCATTTTTTTTATTCCGTAATAATTAAAATGATGTGCTCTTTGGTCATCTACGTCTGCCATATAATCACCCATGTAATCAGTTTGATAATACTGATTTTCATAAGTTAACTCATCATCATCTTCGGGATGGATTATATCATACTCATCACTTTCGAGTGGTGAAATTACTGTATCTTCATAGTAATCATCTAACTCACGGATGTCATCTTCTTCAGTCCATCTTCCTTTTGTTTTATCCATAATAGGGTAATCCTTTTCAAATGTTCCGTTTAGTATTGAACCTGCTAAACTCCATGCATTAACCATAGCAAAATAAGAAATCATTTACAAGACTTTCTGCCTTTTCTTTACCAAACTTTCCTGTCAGATAACCACCAACTGGGTCAAGTTTAGTCATATAAGCATCAAAGTCTCTATAAGCACCAGTATCTGTACCAGTGGGTTTCTCTAATTCTACCATATCCCTATACTTTGTCAAGTAATCAGTAAACATCTCTAGGTGTTCATCCACCTTATCAAAGGTGGTATACCTGACGTAAATGTTCTCAGAAAAATGATTTCCCATTTCAAAAAATCTATACTCTTTCTCTGCCTTTGGTAATCCTTCAACTGAGAATAAAAATTTTTCAACTGGGTGTTGGAAGTCGAATACTATGATGACCCGATTTTCATTAAATCCCATAAGATCCATACCAAAACAGGGAAGATTACTGCCTGTTTTAGGATAGATGATGTTGTTGTAAATGCAAGATTTTTCATTCCAGATCTCCACTTCTCTACTCTTTATTATATATGGTGCGGAGTAAGTCTTGGCGGTTAACCAAGTATCTTTTCTTTCCCATTCTGCCCAAACACTATCCACCCCATTATGGAGTGGAAATGTTTTATGTAGGACATCTTTGTAATGTTTCCAAAGATTCATTTGCGTGTGATTTTACCCTTTTCGTGATGATGTTGTGGATAGTCTTGCTCTTGTGCCTTTTGAGTCATTACAGGTCTAGGAGCACCACCTTCATGACCGTGAGCAATACCTAGTTCATGCATTCTTGCGTGTTCTTTGATTTCATCCTTAAGGTCTTTTCCACCAGGACCAAAGGTATAGTATACACCATACCCCATTAATCCTGCGAGAGATGCGACTATCCAAAAGATGAATACTCCAGTGGGTGGTAATCCTGCGTAATTACCGTGGTCGATTAAATTAAGAAATAACATTTTCCTCTTGTGTGGTTGGCATTTCAAAGTCTGCATCTACTTTGTCGTATAACTCCATAAATGATTGTTTTGTCTCATCATCAAAACGATTGATGCAAACTTGTATTGCTTTCGCTTTGTTCTTGAAGATTGAGTATGCACGTAGTATGTGAACTAATCTACGAGTACTAATCAACTCTTCGATACCTCCATCATAGAACGTTTTACGGATTATGTCTGCCCAATCTACAAGTTTCTTGACAAACTCCGCATCTTTAACACCAATTGTGTTTGCGTGTAAACCTAAAAGTTTGATTTCATTATTTACTGTTGGATATGATTGTTCAAATGTAACAGGGAATCTCTCTAGGAATGCTTCATTCAATACATTAGTACCGATGAATCTACCATCCTCAGAACCTTTACCTTTTGTATTTGCAGTTGCAATTACGTTAAATCCTTTACTTGGTTGAACAAATCTACCTGTCTTCTTAAGAAATAATCCTTTACCCTCAAGAACTGGTTGTAAACATAGAATCTTATTAGATGCTAAGTCAATCTCATCAAGTAGTAATATTGCACCTCTTTCAAGTGCTTCAATTACAGGACCATTATGCCATACAGTATTACCATCAACTAAACGGAATCCACCGATAAGGTCATCTTCGTCAGTTTCAATAGTAATGTTTACACGGATTAATTCTCTACCAAGTTGTGCACATGCTTGCTCGACTCCGAAAGTTTTACCATTACCAGATAAACCTGTAATGAATGTTGGATAGAACTGTTTTGATTGTATAATTCTTTTTACATCAGGGAAGTTACCAAATTTCAAGAATGTTTGATCAACTGCGGGTACTAAGTTCTTTTCTGTGATAGGTTCAACTGCAGGTGATTTAAATGTTCTTTCAATTTGTTCTACATCTCTTTGTGTAACTTCAAGATTCCACTTACCTTTTGCGACTTTGAAATCTGATAATTTCTTAGTGACTGTTTGATAAGTAATATCATTCATCGCACAGAATGCTTTGATATCAGCTGTAGTGATTTCTGTACCGTATAAATTCTTTAGTTTTTCGATTGCTTGCTCTGCAGTCATTTTAGTTTCAAAAGGCATAATAATAAAAGGTTTGTTTCTTATATTATTATTATAGTTAAAAAAGGGGGTCTTGTAACCCCCTAGTGTGCCACTTTTTTAATTGGTTATCTACTGTCCGTCGATATGATTTTCTAATTGTTTTATTAATTTTGATTTACTATGTCTGCGGTCTAGTTCAATACCTATTGTGCGTCCATAATCTTCTAATTCATCTTTAGACAAGTCCCACAAATTAAGTGGTTCTGGATTAACAGGGTCTTCTACAGATGCAGGTGCAGTGTCTACTACAGGTGTTTCTACTACAGTTTTTGCAACCTCAGTAGTTTTTTCATCGCCAATTAAATCTCCGAATTTGCTCATTTTTCTTTAAGTAGTTTTTTCTTCTGTGTTTTCTGCTTCAGCAGATGCAGTTGTTTCAGCAGTTTCTGCTGCTTCATCAGTTTTAGGTTCCTCTTTTGGTTGGTATACTTTAGCATACGCATCCATCATACCTTTCGCATCTTGAGGTGTAATTCTTACCATGTTAATATTATAAGGTATTATTATTTATCATGCAACCAATTCAATAAATTCACTTAATATTTTCTTATTCATTTTCTTACCCTTTAGACTTTTACCAAATGCTCTCTTTATCTCTGCCTTTGTTGCATCTTCTTTGACTTCAAACTCTCCGTCATTATTCAACGCTGTTGAAGACAAACCAAAGTATGTATCATACCCTGATGTCTTAATTGCAAAACATTTTTCTTTCTTCCAACGTGCCATCATTTTTTCCATTTCTTGACCTTCATATCCATAGTATCTACGGATGAATGAACCACCTTCACGAGAGGATATAACACGAATTCCAATAAAATTAGTGTCAGTAAAAGTATCTTTCAGATTTTCAAGTAACATATCAGTGACTTCATATCTACATGCATCCTTAGAAACATATGTCTTACCTAACTTACGGTCACGTAATACACATCCCTCACCAAAATAGTTTGTACCTAAGTATGGTTCATCCTCCCAATTTCTATTAACTTCACGATGATAACGAAGTGGTTGACTTTCACCATCAGTTAGAACAACACACTGTAATTTTTCAACACCAGTTCTTGATTTAAAATCAGGAATTAATTGGTGTAAACATATCATTACTTCATTTAATGGTGTTCCTGATAATCTCATTCCGAGTGGAACATCTAACCAAGGAGTATGATAACCCCAATTAAATACACATGCAGACCTCCAAACATTAATCATTTGAGTATCGAGTTCTTTTGCTCTTGTTTTACTTGTAAAGAGATTGAACATGGAGAAGTTATTTGGAATTTCTGCTACCATATCCTTAGCTTCATACAAACTTTCTTCTCTATTTTCTCTTGGGAAATCATTTGTAAATGCATATACATCATAAGGTATTTGAACTTTACGACAGAACCAAATAAGATTGTAAAGTTGTTTCAGTGTATCGAGTAATACTGTATTCATCGAACCTGACCAATCAAGAATGAATACTAATCCGTGGTTTTTCCCATCAGGTATAACAGTAACTTTCTTAAAAAGGTCTTCACTGAATTTGTAATTGATAAGTTTAGTTGTATCAAGGACACCAGTGCGACTAGTTGTAGAGCGAGCATAAGAGCCAGCAGATTTTTTACACTCGAATTCTTTGACAAGATAATTCACCTCCTTTTGTGCAGATTTTTTGAATGCATAGAAATCTTTATCTAATTCTTCATATGGATTGTACTCCTTTGGTAATCTCTCAGGATTTAATAAAGAAGTAAAGTAATGTGGATTTTGTTCAAACTGTTTTTGAAGACGGATTTGTGTATGAATCCAGTGATTTTTGAATATATTATTATGTATCTCTTCATTATTAATAATTACTTTATTTACATCAATCTTTGGTAATTCGATGTAATGATTTTCGCGACCTGCATTATTGACTAATCCCTTGATAGCTTCTTCAAGTGCATCTGCAGTTTCAACTTCTGGTTCTTCTTTTTGTAAATCAGAACCTGTCATACCACCACTATTATCAATCAAATTCTCTATTTCTTCGATTGTTGGTTCTTGAGATTGAGGTTGTTGATAATCTAAATCAACTTCTTTCTCCTCTTCTAGTTCACCCTTTTCTCCTGTAGGTGCACCACCAAAACCTTCATCACCCATATCCATACCCATATCATTTTCTAATTGTTCCCTTTCTTTCTTCTGTCTTTCTAATTCTTCCTTACACATCCTGTACAATTCTTCAGATAGTTTCAACACTTCTTCAAATGTCTCTGCTAATGCAATCTTACTTACAAGTAAATTTTCTTCTATAGAAAAATCAACATCAACAAAATTACCAATCTTGAAGTGTAGATTTACTCTATCTGCAAGGTTCATTTCAGATATATCTTTGTTCTCAATCTCAAAGAAGTCTCTATCAGATAATTCAAAGTATGCGTTATAGAAAGTTTTTGAAAGACCTTCATATCTTCTTTTGATTAACTTTTCAATTCTTGCATCTTCAACGACATTCACAAACTGTTGAGGTATCTTGTACTCTTTCCACCACTCTGTATCAGGTGTATATAATGCGTGTCCAACTTCGTGTCCGATAAGCATATCAACAACGGTGTCACTCGCCTTCTCCCACATAGGAAGTGTAAGAACACGACTAATAACATCAAATTGTGCTGTCTCAACTCTCTTGTGCTCAACTATGATATCTTCTGTTGCAAGTAATTTTGCGAGTTGTGATTTGATTTCGTGCTTGATTGTCATAGTAATGTTCGTTTGATATACCTATTATAACAACAAAACCGCCCAGAAGGACGGTTAGTGGACACTTTTTTAACTGTCTACTATTTAAATGATTTAACCATATTGAAAATAGTATCAAGTTTTTGTTGTGTTTTTGGGTCGTTTAGTTTTTGCATCATCTGACCTTGCCCCTTTTTAACCATAGTAGACATTTGTTTAGAATCAGGAATCTTATCAATTAATTTGGGAACATCAAGTTTTTTACCCAGTGTTGTCATTACTTTACTTGTAATACCTCTACGTAAAGCATCTAATTCTTTAGGAGATTTTTTATTTCTCTCTGCTGTTTGTTTTAATTGAGGTACAATAGTATTAGCAAATCCCTTCATGGTATTTTCTAATTCTCTCATATCTTCTGAAAATTGCTGAAATGTTTTCATGATTTATTCTCATTAACAGCAGTTACATCCCAATCTTTCTTTTCCCAAATATATTGTTCTGCCTTTGCTTTTGCTTGTGATGAATATTTTAAACGATCATCATATACTGAAGTCCAATAATTGTTACCCTTATAGTAAACCGTATCTAAACCTAAAATACTGGTTTTTTTAATATGCCAAACCATTTGTATATCTTTTTAGGTATTTATTAAGATGCAACTCGTGAGAAACCTTTAACTTTTTCAAATCGGATAACACTATTAAATTTATCATGCAAATCAGCTTTATGTGATATCACAAATACATTTGCATCCTTAATAACAAAACGTATTATCTTTAAAAACTCTTCAGTTCCCATACCATCAAGAGAACTATCAAATACTTCATCCATAATCAATAGATTAGTATTTACTGAGTTCTTAACTCTTGCAACTTCTCTCCAAGTGAAGAGTAATGCTAGGTCAATACGCATCTTTTCACCTTCACTAAAAGAACTATATGAAAAGTTTTCGTGAATTGGTGATTCAATTGTCTCACTAAATTCTTCATCCAACTTAAAGTTGATATAAAAATCCATCATCTGCAGATAACGATTAACCTGCTGATTAATAAGAGGTAGATACTTTTTAATTATTTTTGTCTTAACTCCATCATCCTTCAATAAAGAATAAGCGAAATCATGATACA